CCCATTCGTATGGGAGGCGCAACCGGCGCAACTCGCGTCTCGACTTCCGAAAGGTCGCGGCGGACCCACTGCTGAGTGGCGTGAACAAGGAGTTCAGCGGAAGCTGTTACCTTGTGATCGACCACCCTCCAGTTGGGTTCACCAACGCCGAGCTGAAGCAGTACGTGGATGGCTACCTTGCCTACCTCACTGCTTCGTCGGGAGCCGCTATCACCAAGCTTCTTGGCGGCGAGAGCTGAGTGATGGGGGGAGGAGCGAGAAATCTCTCCTCTCCCCATTTCCTCTTATCTCGTCGCGCTTGGTGTAGCATGACGACTGCCACGGGACTAAGAATCCCAAGAGAACTGCTAGAGGCCTCATCTACCACCCTGAAAGGGGAGCAGCATGACCAGCTTGACAGAGCTCTGGCGGATCGCGCTCGAAGAACTGAGCGCGTTATGTCACACAGAAAGCACCACCTCTGAGGACTATTCAATCCTCGAGAGGCGTGTATCACACGAGGGCGATGAATTCTTAACCATCGCACTCCCTGCCTACGCGAAGGCCTTCGAACGAAGGCTCGAGATGGGTGGGGCAATCCTTGGCGACTTCGAAGGATGGGCGCGCCGGAGAGTGAATACTCCGGAAGGCCGTTCCGAGCAGTCGGTGAACCCAAGATTTCTCTCCGGGTTCATGGATCTCGTGTTTGATCCACTACAGGGTAGCCTACTCAAGGAACCCAACATCGACGCTATCTTTGCTGTGCGTCAGCTTACGCTGATGTTCAGCAAGATGCTCAAGCCCTGCACGCAGGTGCGAGAGGAAGCGGCGATGGAACAGTTCCTAGAGACCGACAGGTCAGTAGGGGATCTGAGGATCTCAGAACGAGACCTCAACGCCTTTCGCAAGGCGTCCCAGCTGTTGTTCGCTGATGTTCTCACCGAGGTCGACCGCGAGGTCTACTACGAGGAGCTCATACCGAACCACGGCCCTGGTGCCACCGCAGATCGTCTTGTGGGTAACTACAAGTACAATCTGCGCGAATGGACGGAGCGACTTGAGAAGTCGTTTCCATTCCTAGTTTATGGCCTCCCGAACTTCAGGTGGCACTATGAACTAGACCAGGTTACTTTCCTGGCCCCGGAGGCGGAGCGACCCGTTAGGGTCATATCCGTCCCCAAGACCGCGAAATCCCCTCGGATCATCGCTATCGAACCGACTTGCATGCAATACATGCAGCAGGCCGTTAAAGATGCGCTTGTTCCGAAGTTGGAAAATCCTCTCTACGGAGTAGGAGGCTCCTTTCTTGGATTCTCGGACCAAACTCCTAACCAGGAGATGGCTCGGGCAGGTTCCCTTGAC